CGCGCCGAACTGCTGCCATTTCCAGTGGTAAGTATTCATCGGGTTCTGTATTTCGTTTAGTACGGGAGATCCGTGGTTCCGCGTACTCTGTGGGTGACGAGTTTATTCTTTCAGAAGAGCAGGACTGCTTTAATCCTAGCATTCTTAGGCTTGGTGGCGTTGGCGAAAACTATTTTGCTGACCCAAGTGGTCGCCCTCTTAAAATTGAAGCGGGAGACAAGCAGATTGATTCTATTTTTCAATTGGTAGAACCCACTGCTGTACCATTACTAGAAGAAATTAAAGTAGTTTCGCCTCCTGTCCGAAATGTTTCAGAGACAGAGTTTTCTGCATTCCGTTCAGGTTTGGCTGATCTACTCACTGAGATTTCTGCTGTTACTTCCGCACAAGGTGAACGGGGCGAACGAGGCACTCGTGGATACACAGGTGTTCAGGGAGCAAAAGGCGATAAGGGTGAACAGGGAAATCAGGGAGAACAAGGACAAGCAGGAATCACTGGTGAACGGGGACAGCAAGGTGAGCAGGGAGTTGCTGGCGTTCAGGGTGATAAGGGAGACAAAGGCGATACGGGTAGTAGTGGTGCTGATGGAGTGCAAGGAGTTCAAGGCAACAAGGGTGATAAGGGTGATCGCGGAGATCAGGGGCTGCAAGGAGTTCAGGGCAAGAAGGGCGACACGGGAGTTGCAGGTAAAAAGGGAGACAAGGGCGACAAGGGAGATCGCGGTGAGCAAGGACTTCGCGGTGTTAGTGGTGCGCGAGGCGAAGCAGGAGTAGCAGGAGTAGCAGGTAAACGCGGTGCTGATGGTGCTGACGGCAAGGCAGGAGTCAAGGGAGTCCGAGGAGCCAAGGGAGATAAAGGCAGCACTGGCGATTCAGGTATTGTTTCCGCCAAGTTTCCACTTGTTTATGACGCAGCCGAAAAAACCATCTCAATTGATGAAGCACGGCTAGACAAAATTCTCAAGAAGATTCTTGGCGGCGGCAAGGTGTCTCCACAAGACATGGGTTGGCTTGCGTCCACGGGTGGTGGCGGCAAGGTGGCTGTATACATTAACGGCTCCAAGATTACTCCTGATGTTCGCACACTAGACTTTACAGGCGCAGGAGTCTCGGCTACAAAGGTGGGCGGGAAGGTTACCGTTAACATTACAGGTACAGGTGGTGGAACCGCCGCAGCAGGAACAAACTTCTACTATCAAGAAAATCCACCTGCTGCAATTGATGGAGTTACCATTGGTTCTCGGTGGATGGACTCCGACAACGGACAAGAGTACATCTATATTAATGACGGAAACACCCAACAGTGGGTACAGCCAGCAATTCCGAATGTAATATCAAGTGTTGTTCACACCGTTGTGACTATTAGTGCCGCAACTTATGAAGCAAGCAACCTAGACTATTATATTGGGGTTAGTTCTGGAGTACCATCAACTATTACTCTTCCTGAAGGACCAGCATACGGGCGAGAGGTAATAATTAAAGATGAATCAGGGCGGTCAAACACATACCCCATCACGGTGATTGGTGCAGATTCGGCTCTCATAGATAATCAGGCGGGTGTTACTATTGATACCAACAATAGAGCAATTCATTTTATATACAATAGTGGATGGAGAATAATATAATTCCATGCCACTAGATTTCCCCCCATCACCAAGCGTAAACAATACCTACTCCTTTGGCGGAAAAACATGGAAGTGGAATGGTGCTGCATGGGAGGTATTTTTCAGTATTGATAGCGGTGCTGCTGTCGTGGGCACCTCATTTGAAGTGGAAGTAACTGCTGGAGCAACTCAATACATCATTGGACTGCCTAATGATGTGGTATTAGGCGGTGGAATCAGCACAAATTATTTGAATTTTGCTAATGGAGCCACATTTTCGGGAAACTCTTCAGGAGTAACTCTTTCTAATACTTTGAATGTTTCGGGTGATCTAAATATAGCAGGACGACTCCTCGTAGATGGAGTCATTGTCAGCAAATCAGGATTCAGTGGATTTACTGGAAACGGTATAGTTGAGCCAGTAACTGATGTAGACCTAGACGGAGGAGAATTCTAAAATGGCAATTATCCGTATAAAACGATCAACAGGAACCAATTTACCATCAGGTCTTACCTTTGGCGAGTTGGCGTTTGTGCAAGGCAGTGGAGCCACCGCAAATCGTTTGTATATTGCAGGTAGTTCAGGTGGAACCGCATGGGTTGGCGCAGAGATTCTCAATTCTCCCGTCTATTGGAGTGGACTAACTGCACAAACCACTCTTGCAACCGTTTCTGCAACCGAAAACCGAATCGTTGCTGGTGGTGGTGTAACATTTGCATCAGATATAACAGTAAATATTAGTGCAGGTAAGTATTTTGGAAAGTATACTCGCGGAGACATTATTCCCGCAACAGGAAAAACTGTTAAAGAAGTGGTAGAGTTGTCACTTAGTGAAGTAATTGCTCCAACTATGAGTCTTACCACAGTGGGTCAATCTGTTACTTTCGGACAGACATCTGGATCTCTCAGCATTACTGTGGGATACACCATTAAAACCGCAGGAGCAAGCGCAGCAGGTTCTACACTAGAGTTTAGGTACGGAAGTGGAACATGGACAACCCTTTCTTCTGCTCTCAAGGACGATGCCAAGGGAACAGATGTAGCGTACAGTTCTGTATTCGCGCACACCACATGGAATCGCAGTGTTGATGCGGAATCAGGTGGTGGCTACTCAACCACGGCATTAAACTACCGATACACCGTTCATGACACATTCGGTGCAAGCGCATCCGCAACAGGAACCATAGGTGCAGGAGGAGCAGTACTTCCTAGTGTATCATTTGCTGCTGGAATAACTGCACCCACATTGAGAACGGGTTCATTCGCTGCGCCAAGCGGAACAGAAACACACACATTCCGAGAAAAGGGAAACACATTCACAACAGTAAATTTTGTTGTTAGTAGAGCAAATTCATATGTTCCCCTTACAAACTATGTGTTACAGGCTCAAGAACTAGTAAATAATTCCCTTGGTGGATGGACAACAATAAAGAGTGAGGCTATCTCAGGAAATCCTGGAACGGTTACTAAAGGATTAACATACTCTCCATCTGCAAGCGGAGCAAGTCTTGACCAATTGCAGTTCCGTGTAAGAGTAAATGATCAGTACAACAATACTCTTGGAACAACTACAGATAGTGCAACACAAACTGTGTATTTTGATTACATGATATTCTTTGGAGCAACCACAAATGTTCCCACAACATCAGCCGATATTCGCGGACTGTCTTCAGGAATTATAGCAGGAAATCCCGCAGTGTTTGGTAGCGGTGGCGGTGGAACTTCAATCAGCAATCCGTTTACGGGATTGGTTGGAGGAGCAAACAACAAGTTTATTGTTGCCCTCCCCGACTCTGTTACTCCGACCACGATAGTTGATAGTGCTACATTCGCAGATGTTAGTCCTTCGTTTATTCTAAGCGCAACCCTAACTGCTGTAAATGACAGAAGTGGTTCACCAAAGAATTACAATGTTTACATTATGGACAACACCAATCCATATAACGATTCTAGAACTCATACTGTAACACGAACGGGATCGGTTTCACAGCCGTAAACAACTATGCCTCTCCACATATACACACCTGGCGTAAAAGTTCCGAGCGGTTTAGAACCAGTAAATCCCATTCCAGTTGACTCTTGGTCTGGTCCTTATGTTGGTAGTTCCACTGCTGCTGCTATTTCACTGGCAAACAGCACAATTCCTGCTTCCCTGCGATTCTTGTCACTTGAAGCACGAATTCTTGCTCCCGATCCAGACAATGCTGGTCAAACTCTTGCATACAAGTACTGGTATCGTGGAAGTACAGCAAATGATGGACTTGTAGAATTCTCTTCTGCTTCTTCCACTTCCACTGGTTCTGGTGTAACACTAGCAGTTGCTGGCGCAGGAATTGTGCTGTCTCCCGCAGGAGGAACAGGAACAGTTACATTCATCAATAATGGTGTGTTGTCGTTCAACGGCAATACAGGTGCTGTTACAGGTGCATCGCTTGGTGCAAACACCTTTACGGCAAGTCAAACAATTTCGGGTTCATCTGCTTCCTTAACAGTTACAAACACTAACAATACTGCGACTTCAGAGTATACTAGCAGCGGTATAAATGTATCTTATGGTCCTGGTTCACAAACGATAGCGTATGGTCTTTCAGTTCCTGGAAATACTGTAACATTTCCTGCATATTCAACAGTACTTGCAGGACTTGCAGGAACACAGACCTTCAGTGGAACAAATACTTTTACTGCAATTTCAAATTTTAATGCAGGTATCACTACAGCATCCATCTACTCTTCCACAGGATCCACATTTGCTGGAACCCTAAAAGTAGTTGGCGGAGCCACCTTTGATGCACGAGTTGATGTTGGTGGTGTTCTTGAGGTTGCTGGTGGTGTCACATTAGAACACACTCTTAATGTGACTAGTGTGGCTAAATTCCATAGCAATGTTATTCTCGGCGATGAGATTACGGATAGCATAACCGCAACAGGAACTTTTCTAGGTCTAACTTCTAGTGGTCTGCTTATAGCAAATGCAGGTATTACTACAGCATTCATCTACGCTTCTACAGGTTCTACTTTTGCTGGAACCCTGAAAGTAGTTGGTGGAGCAACATTTGACTCTACTACGGATCATGGTGGTGTTGCACGATTTACCGCAGGACTCACTACTTCCTCCCTTGATGTTCAGGGTGTTTCCAAGTTTGCAGGTGGAGCAACATTCGCTTCGTCTGCTAATTTTGCTGTGGGTCTTACCTCTAGCGGAGATGTGGTTGTTGGTTCTGCTGGCACCGTACTCAAGACAAACGGCGATGTCACCATTGGTGCCACCCTCACGGTGAACGGCAACTTCTTTGTTGCAGGAACACTGACCACGGTTAACCAAACCACTCTTCAAATTGACGACAAGACTATTACTCTTGGTAGAACCCTTGACAATGATAATCTTGCAGACGGCGGCGGACTGATTCTGAACGCGAATACAGACAGAACACTCCTCTGGAATTCAGTCAGTGATGCGTGGACTAGCAGTGTTAATTATAATGTTGCCACTGGATACGGCTACAAGATAAACAACACCACAGCCCTTGCTTCAGGCATGGTTCACGGGTTGAGTGCTTCGGCAGGAATAATTACTGGTGGTACATGGCAAGGAAACTCAATTGGTCTTGCCTACGGTGGAACAAACAAGGATCTTGCTGCTGTGGGTGCCTCTGGTGGTGTGGTGTACAAAGACGGAACAGGACTAACGATTACCGCTGCGGGAACAGTTGGTCAGATTCTCCAAGCAAACAGCAGTGGTGCACCTGTATGGGTTAACACTACTTCCCTCACAGGAATCACAGCCGACAGAGTTAAAACCAACGACACGAATTCGGGCATATACTACCTTACATTCGTGGCGGGTGCTTGTGCTTCCACAGATCTGCTTGTTGATACCGCCGCAGGAGTAACTTACAATGCTGCATCGGGTGTACTGTCTTGTGTACAGTTGGAAGCACTTGTTGACGGTGGTACATTTTGATCACCTAGTTTAATCGCCTAGATAGAGTGAAAGGCTTTACTATGAACGAACCAAATTACAATGAGACTGTTGTGATTCCGTTGCTTCAGAAGAAGTTTCAGGAACTCACCAACGCAAATCTAGTATTGGAGGCTAATCTTCTTGTGGAAAAGGAGAAAAATGCCTATTTACAAAAGCAGATAGCGTACATTCGTGGCGACACACCACCAAAGAAAAAGAAAAAAGATGACTTGGTGATAGACGGCAACGCTGTCTAAAATATTTAATGGCACAAATAATCACAAAATATTCAACGACTTCTAGCACTTCGCCAGTTGGCTTGACCACTGGCGAGTTGGCTGTGAATATTTCAGACAAAAAACTGTATGTTGGTGGTGCAGCAGGATCGGTAGGATCGGTAAGTCTGTCTGATTCGTATGTAACCTCGTTTAATGGTAGAACAGGTGCAGTTCAGGGTGTGTCTGCCGCTAACGGACTTACAGGTGCTGTTACATGGGCAGCGGGTACAGGTCTAGATGTTTCTTCTGGTGGTGGAGCCATTACCTACGGAATTGGTGCGGGATTCGCACTGCTACGCTCTGTTGGAAACACAGCCGCCTTGGATAATATATCTAATCCGAACATTGGTGACTTGGTGTTTGTGCAGGATCGAGGAACTTACTACTACTGGGATTACTACGCCGCAGGAGGGACACTCGCGTGGATTAACATTAGTTTAATTTCAAGTGCACTGCAAGGAGATCTGAACGGTGACGGATCCGTTAATGGTGCAGACCTCGGCATTTTGCTTAATAGTTGGTCTGTACTATCTGGTAGCAATTCCTTGACTATCGGTGTTAAAGACGGCATAACAGGTGCTTTTAAAATATTTGCAGATGGAAGTGGCAATCCCAAGAAGCAAGACATGGTTGTGGTGTCAACCGAAGGCTTGACATCAGAATTCTCAGTAAACACAGACGATATTTATCTTACGGGAGTAGTTCATATAAATGGAGAGGGTGAAGAGATTGCACTCGAAGTCTTAAATGGAAGCACTCATGTTGGCAATTTGGTAGTGGGTTCAGGAATTGATTTATATAGTGGTTTAAATATTATTAGTGGTGGCATATCGGGTGGATTTATAGACGGCGGGACATTTGTATAATTACCTATATAGTAACAGCATACTTTACTAGTAACTTTTAAGGACACTACATGGCAACTCAACTAACTTTCCGCAGAGGCACATCCGAACCAACTCAAGCATCAGGGCTGACTCTTGGTGAACCAGCGTTTAATACCGCGCTGAGTACTTTCCATATTGGACGAGGAGCAGGTGTCACGGCTGCTTGGGTTGGTGCACAAATCAGTGGTCTGTCTACGGGGATTGCTGCGGGACTTACCTTGCAGGTTCCAACCATGTCTGCGGTTAAAGACTATGTTGCAAGCACCACATCTGGTGTTGCCACTCTAAACAGTTTAACAGGTGCAGTTACCATTGTTGGTGGCACTAATATTGGAGTTACCAGTGCTAGTGGAAGTATTACTGTTACGAACTTGGGTGTGCGAACCTTTAACGGACTCACTGGTGCACTTCAAGGTGTGTCTGCTGCTGTTGCAGGAACAGGCATCTCCGTATCAGGTGCAACAGGCTCTGTTACCATTACAAATATTGGTGTTCAATCTTTCAACGGAAACACAGGTGCAGTCACAGGAGCATCGCTTGGTGCAAACACCTTTACCGCACTCAACACATTCAACGCAGGTATTAGTGCTGCTGGTGGTGTGACTTTTGCGGGTGACATTGCAGTCAATGGTGGTGATATCATAACCACAAGTGCTACTGCAACGGTATTCAACACAACTGCAACCACATTGAGTATTGGTGGTGCTGCTACTACTTTGGTAATGGGTGCTACTACTGGTGATGCCGCAATACGGAATCCTACTTTGACATTAGGCGATACGGGTGCTGCTATCATTAAAGCAAAAAATGGAGGACTTCTATTACAATCATCAACTGGCACATCTCCGAGCGGCAGTCTACCAAATATTACAATAGATAATACTGAGAACGGTCTTGGTTTTGTAAGTATTATGGGTGGTAATCTATACCTTGGCTATAAACTAGATAATGTTGCCGCGACAACGCCAGTAAATATAGTGTTTGAAGGAGCAGACACTGACGAATTTGAAACCACATTAACTGTAGACAACCCAACAGCAAATAATACAATCGCCTTACCTAATGCTTCTGGTACTGTTGCACTCACAAGCCAGTTGATGGGGGCAGTGAACGGCTCAACGGCTGCAACCAATGCAGTGACTTCTTTCAACGGACGCACGGGTGCGGTTACAGGTGCATCACTTGGTGCAAACACCTTTACTGGACTCAACACATTCAACTCAGGTATAACCACATCGTCCATCTACTCTTCCACAGGATCCACTTTCGGTGGAACTCTGCAAGTAAACGGTGGAACAACACTTGGTGCACGAGTTGATGTTGGTGGTGTTCTTGAGGTTGCTGGTGGTGTCACAATGGAATCCACTAGTGATCATGCTGGTGCTGCCAGGTTTGCTTCAACAGTTGTTTCTACAGGTTCAGTAACCGCGAATGGTGGATTGACTGCTTCCACCCTTGATGTGAGTGGTGCTGCTCGTTTGGCTAGTACACTTGCTGTTACTGGTATTCTGACACAAACAGGAGGTGCTACCTTTGCATCCACCACTGATCATACGGGTGCTGCCAGATTTGCTTCAACAGTTGTTTCCACTGGTTCAGTAACTGCCAACGGTGGATTGACTGCTTCCACACTTGATGTTTCGGGAGCGGCTCGTACCACAGGAGATGTTACTGTTGGTGCAACTCTAACAGTCAACGGAAACTTCCAAGTTTACGGAACGCTTACTACTGTTAACCGCACAGACCTAAACATTGACGACAAAACCATCACGATGGGTCGCACCCTTGCAAATGATGCTCTTGCAGACGGCGGTGGTTTAAGCCTGTCGGGAACTGCTGCTCGTACATGGACATGGAGCAATACTCGTTCAGCATGGGAAAGTAATCAAGGCGTAAATGTTGCTTCAACTTACGGGTATGCCGTAAACGGTACAAGTGTTCTTACAAGTAATACACTGGGCAGCGGTGTTACTGGTTCTAGTCTTACCAAAGTTGGAACACTGACAACAGGCGTATGGCAAGCCACAGCGATTGGTGCAACCTACGGTGGTACGGGAATTATTTCATACACCATTGGTGATGTGCTGTACGCAAACGGCACAAGTTCTCTTGCTAAACTTACTACTACCACGGCAGGATATCTGCTGTCGGCAAACGGTGCTGGTGCTGCTCCTGAGTACAAGCAGTTGCTTGTTAAAGACGGTGGCGGAACCTCTATTGCCACGGTCACTTCTGGATCAGGAACTCTTAGTGCTACTATTCAGTATGCCACGGCATCACTCAAGGGAGTTGCATCGTTTGATAACACTAACTTTACTGTTAGTACTGGAGCAGTTACGATTACAGGAGTAGACGGTGGCACTTACTGATTGAAAATATTACAGTGGTTGGGTAGCAGAGCGTAAAGGCTCTGCTGTCCACATACATACTACAGCCTCTTGAAAGGAGATATATTATGGAAAGCAAGAACCCGAACGAAACTATTTTGATTCCCCTTCTAAACAAGCGACTCACTGATCTTGTTGTTGCAAATATTTTAACTGAAGCCAAGTTACTGTACTGCGAAGAAGAGAAAACAGAACTAAAAACACTGTTGGAGAAAGAGCAGACTGCGGCAAAGCAGTTTGTTGAAGACAACTCATCTGCTTTCTCCAAAGCACTGCAAGAGCAAACACAAAGCATTCGTGATACCTGTGAGCAGGAAAAAAATGCTGTGCAACAGGCTGCTGAACACAGCAAGCAAGAAATTGCTAAAAATTGGGCGCAAGAACTTGCAACCCAAACAGGAAACCTGAATGCAAGGATTAGTGCCTTAACGGCAGAACTCCAATCATCCAATCAAATGGTTAGTTCTCTTCGCAAAGAGATCGAGGAGTTAACGGTACCAGTCGTTGTTGTGGAGGAAAAAACTACCCCACAACCGAAGCGAAACAGCAAAAAACTGGCTCCTGCAATGAGTAGTGATACCTACTAAATAGGGGTAGGAGAATTTACATTGGCAACACAAATTCAAATCAAGCGTGGCTCTACCACTCCAGCAGGACTAACTGTTGGCGAAAGTGCCATGAACACGAGCACCAACCAAATCTACTTGGGTGGAACGGGTGGAACTGTTTTGGTTGGTGGACAAGTCACGGGTGGTGTAGACATGGGTGCAGGTTCGGCTGTTTCTGCCAATCGCATTCCCACACAGAGTGGTGTCTACAACTATGTTCGCAATAGTACTGTTACTTCGTTTAATGGACTCACAGGAGCCGTGGGTGGTGTGTGTGCAGCGCAAGCAAACACCTTTACCGCACTACAGACATTCACGGCAGGTATTTCCGCTGCGGGTGGCATGACGCTTGACGGCGGCAAGGTGTGGCACTCCCTAAATGACGGAATCACATCTGGTCTTGATGCAGGATTGGTTCACGGCGTGTGTGGTTCTAGATTCTTGGAGAACCTACAGACAGGTCTGCTGTACGGTGGACTCATTAGTGTGAACGCAGGAAATACTGCACAAGTGAATATTACCGCAGGTGCAGGAATGGTTGTTTCTCCTGGAGCATCACTCACAGCATACCCCATTCCCACAGTTACACCTGTTACATGGGCAGCAAAAACAGGGGTCACCCTTGCTGGATTGACTAGTAGTGACGAAACATGGCTTGCTATTGATAGCAGTGGCAATCTTGTACAAACGCTTGTTGCATTTACTGATGCACAGTACTCTTCACAGATTCCCCTTGGCGCAGCACTTCACTCGTCGCGCACAAACATTCAGTTGATCAAGGGATATCCCCATGTTTCATATGGGCAACCAGAGCAGTTTGATCCGTTTATTCGTGCATTCGGAAACTTGAAACTATCGGGACACGAAATCTCTGCAAACGGAGCAAACCTAAATGTGAATCGCAGCGCAGGAAAAGCGTATGCGATGGGAAGAAACTACAGCAACGATCCAAACAATCCCAACATTGTTACCGATACGAGTGCTGCTCCTGCAACTGGAATATATCGTTTCTATCGCAACGGAAGTGGTGCATTCACTACCGTTATCAACTCAGCAATTGATCCAAGCAAGTACGATAACGGAACAGGCACTCTTGCCACCACCACTTCTGCAAAGTTTACGATTCAGCGACTGTTCTATCTGCCTGATCAGCCAACTTTGTTGGGTGTGTATTACGGAAGACAAGAGTACAATTCCATTGCGGATGCACAGGCAAACATTCCATTTGAATCGTTTTCCGAAAGTGAGTCTACGGCAACACAGGGCATTTTCTGTGGATGGCTCATAGTTCAAGGAAACTGCACAGCCTTAAACGACACAGCCGATGCCAAATTTGTTAATGCAGGGCTGTTTCGAAACACTGCAAATATTGGTGGTGGTGGTCTTGCAATTGCGTCTATTGACGACTTGAATGATGTTACAACAACCACACCATCCAACAACCAAGTGCTTCGATGGAACAACGGCACAGCACAGTGGGTAAACAGTGATGTTTCTTCCTTGGCTGTTTCGTCCTTTAATGGACTCACTGGCGCAGTTACAGGTGTCACGGTGGGTGGTGCAAACACCTTTACAGCACTCAATACTTTTAATGCAGGTATCTCTGCTGCGGGTGGTGTAACCCTTGCAGGAACCCTCCAAGGAACGACAGGATCATTCTCTAAACTGCTGACTCTTTCTGATGGATTGAGTGCTGCGGGTGGTTTTACAGTTGGTAACGATATTTCTGTTTTTGGTATTAGAGTTGGCAGAGGAAATCGAGGTGCTTCCGCAGGAGGAGATACAAATCTTGCTGTGGGAGCCAATGCTCTTAAATCTGTTATTCCAAATCCAGGCTCATATGCAGGAATACAAAATTTAGCATTCGGAACGAGTGCATTAGAATTGACGACATCAGGTGGATATAATTCTGCATTTGGTACTGAGGCATTATATACCAATACTAGTGGTAATGGTAATATTGCTTTCGGTGTTCATGCACTAAGACTAAACACATCTGGAGCAGAGAACTGTGCTTTTGGTGGTGGACCAATGTATCAGAACACAACTGGTGGATACAATACTGCCATTGGAAGTTTAGCATATTATTACAAAAGTACAGGCAGTTATAATGTTGCCGTAGGATTTCAGGCAGGATATAATTTTGGTACTCCAAGATCTGGTAGTAATGTAACATCTGCAACTAACTGCACACTAATCGGTACTTATGCTACTCCTTTGACCAGCGGATCAACAAATGAAATTGTCATTGGTTATGATGCAATTGGTAAGGGCAGTAACACGGTTTCGATTGGAAACAGTTCAATTACTGCTACACACCTAACAGGACTTGTAAATATTTCTTCTGGTCTGAGTGCAGCAGGTGGTGCAACCCTCGGTTCACGAGTTGATATTACTGGTATTCTTGATGTTGTTGGTGGTGCCACAATGGAATCCACTCTTGATGTGGTGGGTGTTTCTAGATTTGCTGGTGGCGTGACTTTTGCAGGAACACTTCAAGGAACAACAGGCTCATTCTCTAAACTGCTGACTCTTTCCAATGGATTGAGTGCTGCGGGTGGAGTAACATTTGCAGGTGATATTGCAGTCAACGGTGGTGATATTACTACTACAAGTGCCACTGCAACTCTTTACAACACAACTGCAACTACTGTAAATATCGGTAATGCTGCTAGTACAGTAGGTGTAATGGGTGCAACAGCAGGTGCTAGATTGAACATTGGATCTAATTCTTATGTTAAAACTGGTTCTAAAAATACAACCACTACAACAAAACAAGAGATTTTTTCGTATATAGCGGTAGCACCACCCCTTGCCGACACATATTTTGCTGACATAATTATTACTGCCAACTACGGTGGTAGTATTGCTGGTAGTATTAGTTCACAAATTACAAAAATGTTAGTTGCTACCTCTTATAATACAGCCATAAACCATACAGAATATGGAAATGTCAATACTGCTGGAAATTTGGCAGTATACACCGCTGAAATATCTGGAAATAATGTAATCATCTACGCAACACCCACTTCTTCGAGCCCAGTCTACCCAACGGTATTTAATACTTATGCTACTCTTATAAAAGGATCTCTGGGTGCTAACACCGAGGAATAATAATGGCTATACAAAGATTTAATGCCGTAGGTGGATACTCAACAGGACTCACCGCAACTGCCGTGATTGATGACACTGGTAATATTACTGGTGTTGGTGCAACATTCACAGGAACCTTTAGTGGTGCAACAGGATCATTCTCTAAACTGCTGACTCTTTCTGGTGGATTGAGTGCTGCTGGTGGAATTACATTCTCAAGTGCAATAGTATTGCCAATCAACGCTGCTCCCGCAATCACAATTGGAACTCATTCAACAAGAAATCTTATTCTGTCATGCGTTGATAGTGCGGGACTCATAGAAGTAGGAGGAAATACATCAGCATCACTAACAGTTCGTCAGGCAAGTGGTGGGGCTGTTGTAATTGGTGGAGGAATGGGCAACGCATATCTTTCAATATATGATGAAACTGGTAATGCCTATTTACAAAGCACAAATCTATTTATTGGAGATGGTGATGGTGTGGCAAATGGTAACTACATTCATATTGATGATGCGTCTACGACCATCACCGCTATTTGTGGTAGTTTTGGTGTGAGTGGTCGTCTTGATATGAATGGGGGATACTCCGAAGCGGGTGCCACGGCTACACAGGCAACAAACACCATAACATTTAATGCTGCTTCAGGAAACACACAAAAATTTGTTCCTAGTGCAGTGACCAATACCGTTAATTTTACTAATATAAACACCACCCCAACACAGTGCACATCCGCAACTCTAATATTCCTGCACGGTGCAACTCCTTACGGACTTACTACGGGAACATTCTCTGTGCAACTAGCGGGAGTAACCAAAACTGTGAAGTGGTCTGGCGGATCTGCACCAACGCTAACAAACACTGCAAACAAAACAGATATTCTTAACTTCCTGACATATGATGGTGGAACTACTTGGCTTGGATTTGTTGGAGGTCTGAATTTCTAATGTTTCCATCAAAGGTAGGTTTTCACTCCTCTATTCTTACTCCGAGGCTGACCAGTACTCTTGTGGCTTTGAGCAGAAGCGTAAACAATTACGGTACGATTGGGTATGTTCTCATCGGTAACATAAACAAGCGTGAAAGATTTTTCGTAACAACAACGAATGCTAACATTACAGTTCAAATAGAAACTACAAGCACATCAGCAAATCCCTTTTTTGTGATTACAGGAACAAATGCGTTTGCTACTCCTATTGAATTAAAAATCAACAATGGAGAGTATATTCATATTGGTGTAAAAGGATCCGTTGTAGGTACTGGAACTTTATCCTTGCGTTCAAATAGTTCTACAGGAACAGTTTTGGCAAGCGTTGCATACACCGTTATCACTGGTGGCAGACCCTAAACCAAATAATCATCCGAATATTTCTCTTGTAGAGAAAGACAATTTGAACCTTGACTAAATTTCTTCTTACGGTATAAATAATAGTATGACTACCCACCACCACATCACAGAAACACCAGAAATTCGTCTTCAGAATGACATTAGTGCAATGTACGACAGTGTAAATTTGATAAACGAATTAATAGCAAACAATCAACATTCTGATGAAATCCATGATACTATTAGCAGAAATGTAGATCATCTTGGTGTTATGTTAACCCGACAAAATATCATAGACAATAACACAGTCACCACAGATTTTGATGCTGCCATTACGAATGGTAATCTATTTATTGTCTAGGTTGTGGTCTTCACTACTTTGCACTAAACGCAAAACCAAATAATCATCCGAATACTTTAGAGGGGCGAAAGCCCCTCTTTTTGTTATAATTCGCTCTACATACTCTACCTAATCAACACAGGAGTTCGCTATGAAATCACTTCCCACGCTGTACCAATCGTTTATCCACCTGTCCCGCTATTCCCGTTGGCTTGACACCGAAGGGCGGCGTGAGTCATGGGAGGAAACAGTTGACCGCTATTTCCGCTTCTTTGATGAACACTTTGCGGAAAAGGGTGTAAAACTAAATAAGACTATACGCGATGAGTTGCGTGATGCAGTTTTAAATTTGCAAGTAATGCCTTCTATGCGTTCTCTAATGACCGCAGGAGAAGCACTGAAGCGTGACAACACGGCAGGATACAACTGCTCGTATGTTGCCGTAAACAAGGTTCGTGCCTTTGATGAGATTCTGTATGTTCTCATGTGTGGCACAGGAGTCGGCTTTAGTGTAGAAAGGCAGTATGTTGAAAAACTTCCTACAATTGCTGAAGAGTTTACACAAAGCGATACGCTCATTGTGGTCAAAGACTCCAAAGAAGGTTGGGCAAAAGCCTACCGCGAGTTGGTGTCCCTACTTATTGGAGGTCAAATCCCCCGATGGGACACCTCTAAAATTCGTCCTCTTGGTGCGCGTCTCAAAACTTTCGGTGGACGCGCAAGTGGACCGCAACCACTGGAAGACCTCTTCCGATTTACCGTCAGTACTTTTAAGAAGAGTGCTGGCAGAAAACTCACATCTATCGAATGCCACGACATTATCTGTAAGATTGCGGAAATTGTCGTGGTCGGCGGAGTGCGTAGATCTGCTCTTATCTCTCTCTCGAACCTCACCGATGAGCGAATGCGTGATGCTAAAGTGGGGCAGTGGTGGTTGGAAAACCCACAGCGAGCGTTAGCCAACAATTCGGTTTCATACAAAGAGAAGCCAGAGATTGGCGTGTTCATGGAAGAGTGGCTGTCACTCTACAAGTCCAAGAGCGGCGAACGCGGCATCTTTAATCGTCAGGCTGCACAGAAAACTGTGGAGAAACTTGGTGATCGCCGTGACCCTACCTACGAGTTCGGAACCAATCCGTGTTCAGAAATCATTCTGCGTGACAAGGAGTTCTGCAATCTGAGCGAAGTTATTGTTCGTGCAGACGATACTCCTGAAACTCTAAAGCGCAAGATTCGTCTGGCTACAATTCTTGGCACATGGCAAGCCTCTCTCACCAACTTCCCGTACTTGTCAAGTGAGTGGAAGAAGAACTGCGAAGAAGAGTGCTTGCTTGGTGTTTCTCTTACAGGCATTCTTGACAACAAACTCATGCGTGATCAGGGTGCTGAATTGGAAAGACTGCTTGCGGGTCTTCGTGCCACTGCTGTTGAAACCAACAAGGAGTGGGCAAAGAAGATTGGTATTAATCCTGCTGCTGCGATTACTTGCGTGAAGCCTAGTGGAACGGTGTCTCAGTTAACTGATTCCGCAAGCGGTATTCACGCTCGTCACAACGAGTACTACATTCGTACTGTTCGTGCAGATCGCAAGGATCCCATGTGTCAGTTTATGATCGACAAGGGTTTCCCTGCTGAACCGTGTGCCATGCGTCCTGATCACACAATGGTGTTCTCGTTTCCGCAGAAGGCAGTGGGATCGGTGACTCGCACAGACTTGACTGCTATTGCTCATCTAGAGTTGTGGCTCACCTATCAGCGGCACTTCTGTGAACACAAGCCGTCCATCACCGTGACTGTCAAGGAGTACGAGTGGATGGCGGTGGGTGCGTGGGTGTACGATCACTTTGATGAAGTGTCAGGTGTGAGTTTCTTGCCCCACTCCGATCACACCTATGTTCAGGCTCCGTATCAGGACTGCACCAAGGAAGAGTACGAAGCAGCAGCAGCAAAACTGCCCCTGTCTATTGATTGGAGCGAGTTGACAAAGTACGAAAAGGAAGACACTACCAAGGGCACACAAACCTTTGCGTGCAGTGCTGGCTCGTGTGAAGTAGTAGACTTGACTAATTAAAAAATCTGGACATTTTTACTCGACAGCCTCTTCTAAATAATAGTATGAAGAGGCGCGTAGTCCAATCTCTTCTGCTGGCTCTAGCACTCGTCTTGCTGCAAGCCTGTGTTCAAGATATAACTGCCGCTGCGCCGAAGAGCGTGGAGCCGCCGAAGAGCGGGGCAGTCGATCCAATGGCAGAAGCCCCTGTGGAGACTCAGTTCTTCATGAGGGGTTTCTCGCCGTTGGCGGCAGACGAGGAAGCCGCTGTGGGGCATCTAGAGGGCGAGAACGGGGAGGTAATAGGCAGTGCGGTTCTCATTGCTCCCGATGAAATTCTTACCGCAGGACATTGCCTAGACGATACGGGGGCAGCGTGGTTCTCCACTGGCAACCACTGCTACAGAATAATTAAACACACCACCCATCCGTTTTATAAAATTGGTGACACCATGCTGTACGATGTGGCGGTGGCGTGGCTAGAGGAACCCTGCGGTGTTCAACCCCTTCGTGTGGTGACAGCACCCCATTATTTCACTCGTACCGAACCACTCACCGTTATAGGATTTGGTGGGGGCATTAAGCGTAGAAGCAATCCCAACACATTCCACTACTTTGGAACGGTGGTGGAAGACCCCACCTACTTCAAGTTTATTCCCTTTGAAGGCACCGTTTGGTTTGGTGACTCAGGTGGTGCAGTCATAGATGCCAACGGAGTACTTGTAGGGATTGTGTCATCATTTACTATATTCAACGGTCACCTGTACGAAAACTCCGCAACTCGTTTGGATCTCGTAAGCGATTGGATCGCAGAACAGAAGGGCAAATGAAACTCACCCAAATTCAGCGTGTGCTTCTTGGTGCTTGCAGTTTTTTAGTTGGTGTTTTACTGGCTCGCGCAGTAGGTTTCTAGTATTGCACCATAAATACTTACATGATACTAGCGGGAATAGATTACTCATTGTGTGGACCAGCCGTGTGCCTGTTCAAGTCGAACGCCACGGGGAAATTTTCATACAGTGGATGCTCATTTTTTTTCCTTACTGAGAACAAGCGGCAATCGGAAATTCGTTGCATGAATGTGTTTGGTGAGCGGCTGAGTGATTGGAACTCAGACGAACACCGCTACGAAAGCATTGCAGATTGGGCTGTGGACATTGTAATGGGCTGTTCCCATGTGGCTCTTGAAGGCTACGCGTACTCCGCTAGTGGCAGAGTGTTTCAGATTGCCGAGAACACAGGCATCTTAAAATATAAACTGTACCTGTTAAGCATTCCTGTTACGGTGATTCCTCCCACCGAAATAAAGAAGTTTGCCACAGGCAAGGGCAATGCAGACAAGAACGCCATGTACGCGGCGTTCTCGCATGAAACAGGAGTTAATCTAAAGTCGGTGCTGACACCAAAACGAGCAGACTCAGTGAGTCCTGTTTCGGATATTGTTGACTCGTACTACATCTGCAAGCGAATGTTTGAATCGCTTCCTGAAGACTTGCGCTGCGAAACCGATTAAGGAGTCGGCAAGTCTACGGTGTTTGGAGTTGATACGGGAGCAGCCTTTGGAGTTTTGGGGGCAGCGTTGTCTCGCTTGCGACCAAAGAATTCCTTCCACGCCCACGCCACAACCAAGAACACAATGGGAAGATACCACAAGATCCATCCCCAATTGCCGACAATCTTGTCGCCGCTCAGGATGTCGTGCTTGAGTTTCAGCATAACAGGACTGTCTGATGTGGTATCAGGAATAATAATGGGGGAGGTGTTGCATCCCGCAAGGAAGAGCAAACAAAGAATATAGTTTAGTTTAGACATGGCTTCTCCTTTAAGACTTGTTTGAAGCAGCGGCTGAACCAAAGTAGAAGCCTACAATGCTCACCAAGATTTGACGAGTTTCAGACGCAAACAAGAATCCGTTGATCTCAACAAAATACTTGCGGGTTGATTGCGGAATAAGTCCAAACAGCCCTTCGGGTGTGGTAGCGTCTACTTCAACGAATGTGGGCAGACCAAAGAACGGCAGAATGAACGGAGCCAGCATAGTAGCAAACAGCACTGCAAGAACAATGAGTTGGCGAATGCCCCTACCCACATCCATAGGAACACGCTGTGCTGCCTTGTCTTGGTTCTCTGTGGTCTGCTTGTTGGCAGCAATAAGCCGCTCAAAGATTTCTTTTTGATCCTGACTCTTCTGAGCCATGTAACGAAACAAGAATCCTGTAGCCGCTCCTCCAACCAATGAAATCAATTCGGTACTAATCATTTCAATCTGCCTTTCTATAGCACAACTGCACTACTCTTTATTTAGGCTTCATCTTCTTCCTACGAGCAATATTTGATTTGAGTCTTGGGTTGCCAGGCGGCATATCAGGGGGCAAACCTGCAATGCTGCCGCCTCCTGCGGTGTTTGTGGGTGGCGGCGATGCCATTGGGGGTGGAATTTCTTCGGAAATAAACTTTGAGAATTTTTTGATTGTAGACATGGGTTTCCTTAACGACCAATAGGTGTTCCTGAACCTGATACTATACCTGATGCTGGAGAACTCAAAGACGATATTGTATACACAGGAGGAATTGCTGATTTAGTAATCAACCAAACTCCACGAGTTCCTTCAATTCCTTTTCGGGAAGTTCCAGGATAAGTATGCTCAGGAACTGCACCACCAGGTATAACAAGTCTGTCTGGTATGTCTGCTCTTGCAGTTTGTCCGAGTATAACAGTTTCATATAATCCCATAAGTCCTGGTCGTGCAGTCATTCTCCACAAATATGAACCTGCCATTGGTCCTCTATTCAGTTGACCACCCGAAGTAAGTACAGGAGAATCGTATGGAAAGGGATTCGTTGTAACACATCTTACGCTGCTGTTTCCACTTATAGTTCTCCACGCTTCAAGCACTTTGTGGATAATAATAGTCTGACCATCACCAGCACCGTCTTCACTGGATGCACTAGTACGAAACCATTGCAAATATTTTCCACTAGAAAGCAGCAGATGATAAGCGTGTTCGTAGAAATATCGGGGATCCATACTCCATTGTTCATGACTGACTTCTTGCCAAGGACCAACAAATGGAGCGTGTCCTTTTGTTGTCATCCACGGATTGCTACGAAGCATAGCCCGAATTTTTTGCATATCAAACAAGAAGCAGTGATACGAAGAATTACTGGTTGTGTGTTCAATCGTAAAGGTGGTTCCTGCAACTATTCCGTAATTACTCAATGATTCCAATACTGTTATAAATTTTTTACTACCAGCAGTAATTCCTCCAAGATTATTTCTAACAGTAAGTGGAACGGGGTTTGTTATGCCACTTGGATTCTGTACCCAAATGTAATCACCTGCAAGAGCAGTAAATCCTCCCCATGCAGTAAATCCAGTGGAAGTAGATGGAGTTGACTCAACGGTTGCTCCAACAGGAGGAGTCCATATAGTCCCTGTGTTGCCCCATCCAGAACCCTTGTCTCTTTGTGTGTCTGAACCATTATATCCAGTACCAGCAAGTCCTATTGCTGTTTTTGGATAAAACTTTCTGCGTCCATTAGGCATGATATAATAGTCTACCGCACCATTGCCCATAGGCAGTCCTGCCACACTTGAAATATAATTAGCGTAGTCTCCTACTGAATATGTTTGTCCGTTCAGGCAATGCTTTTCAGCATTGGTCGTAGGATTTGGAACAAATCCACTGTATAGTGCTGGATTTGTACTACCACCAAGTGCATTACCGTACATGGTAACAGAATTAATAGTTTTTTCTCCTGTTAACGACATCTGTATTTCTGGTCCTAGATTTGCGTCTACTGCAAATTCCATATTATCTGCATCAGCATTTCCTGTTCCGTACATATTGTATATTATACCAGCACTCATTCCATCAGAATATGCAATAGAACGATAGTGTCCCCAATACCATTCTGCAACGGTTTGATCCCATGCAAGCCATATCAGATAGTGATTAAAATTATTTATTGATCTTGCTTGATATCCCAAAATACCAGAACCCCGTTCGGTAGCAAAATATGGAAAATTGGGTGTTGCACCAAAGGCTGCTGCTCCATGAGCATAAACAATATCCACAGCATGAGATAGTCCTATCATGGGAGTAGCACCTTGTGCCGTGACTCCTGTTACATTCCACCGCTTACACATCTTTCCGTATATTTCCATGAATCTAGACGGGAATGTGGGGGAATCTGCGGTAGTTATTCCGCTTGTGGAGAACTGATATGTGGCAATGCGTGGATCACTTATCAATGCACGCAGCATTTCTGGATCAGCCCTGTTTACTAGTTTACTTTTTCTACTAGATCCAGAAGCGGATATTCCGTAATAGTCATATAAGAATTCAGAAGTAACACCAGATACTCCAAGTGCGCGATCTGGATCTGTTCCTGCAACAAATGCACCACTGGCTATTCCCGAATTTGTAATTACTTTATATTTAGTTGAAGTTCCCAGGTGGTACAGCGACATTGTTCCTGGAGCATTTTCGGAATCATCTTGAAAAATACCTGGTGTTACACCAGCAGCACCCAATGCACGAACAAGTTCATTCACAGCAATGCGTTTATCGTTTGCTTGTTCATCCGAAATAAGACCTAGTATTCGTCTGCTTGCAGGAAAGGTTGCTCCGCTATATGTGGTTCCTGTTGAGTAAAGATGACCATTAATACTTTCAGCGGCTACTGTAAATCCTGCATTTGTTACACCAGTGGGATAATGTACGCTGGTGTATGTAAACCCATCTCTAATAGCATAATGTTGTACAAGTCTTTCGCGTTGATCACTAGTAGTTACGGGAAGTATTCTGCAAGTAGAGCGAAACTCTACCATGCGTCTGGATTGTGGAACATTTTTTATGACTTTTGCCCATGCAGCAACACTTCCACCAAGCAATCCCGTTTCATTAATATATGTTGTACCCAAATCTCTTTGCATTACTCCCGAAAAATATCCAGAAGTTGCTCCAATATAAGTGCTTAGTATTGGAACCATAGATTTTTTTCCTGGCACATATCCTAATTCACCCGCCTGATTTATTAGTGTTTGATTTCCATCTACTCCATCTACCCAAGCCCAATGCGATCCGTACACATCGTAATCAAGATTGTTTATTGGTTCGGAAAGAGTGTATGGACTGTTCAAGTAGAACGACTGCCCTTGCAGCACCTCACCAAACACCATAAAGTGAATGCGCTCGGTGAGTCCGCTTTGGTAGATTACACCCTGCTGTGTCCACGAGTTGTCCGCAGGGTTTTGCTTTAGTGATTCAACACGGAATCCTGAAGTAGTTTTGTACTTGTTGTTTAGTCCTGCGCGAATCAACAACAGGGAGAACTCAGGAGTTGCCGCAGTAAGATTAGTTTCGGTGTTGGACTCGTACTCACCCGTTAGTATGGTGCAGTAGGTGTTCGATGTCATGGGAGTCACAAACGAAACATCAAACAAGGAGTTTGCTCCTGCTGATACGCCTTTCACATTGAATCCGTTTTCAATGTACGCGCTTACCGTGCTGCTGTTACCTTTGTTTGGTGGAATCACAATTGTTCCGTATGCCACTGCCTTGCGCTTGTCTGCTTTATTAAACAGAGAAGACGAGTAGGTGTTCCCCACCGTGCCAAAGCCTCCCGCACCAGGAACAAGCCGCTTGCGTGCGTCTTGGTTGCCTTTAGTACCAGTATAAGTAATTGGTTGTGTTCCAATTGGAGTAGAAACAAACTCCGTCACTAGGCTTCCTGGTTCTAGTTGTGCTCCCGCAATATAGTATCTGGCAGAAGCAGATGTGGCTGTGCCGCCCAATCCAGAGGCTAGACTGCCCTGTAGCCCAAGTTGAATTCCTTCTACGCTGGTACCAGTTATTTGAGTACCCGTGATAGAATATCGTTTCCAAGTATTAGTGAGTGTGAGCAGTGTTTTGCTACCGCCAACACTTCTAATGAATATCTGCTCTCCGCCTATCTCTCCCTTTATAAAAATGCTTGATGTCCACGGTGTTGATTTGAACCAAGCAGGAGTAGCAGCCGATTGAATTGCTACAGCAGTGACAGCATTGGCGGCAATATTTACGCTTTGGTTAACTTGATACGAATTGGGTATTCCTATTGGACCTGGCACTCCACTAGGAGGGAAGGTAGAAAGAGTACTGTCCACTATCCAATTTCCAACTTCTGGAGCACGCAGATTATTTTCTGTGGCAAGTGCAAACACTGCCACATTAGATCGAACTGCATACTCTTTGGCTGAGTCTCCTATGGTAGCAGTTCCGCCACCTGGATGAAATCCTGAGTAATTAAAGTTTGCTACTCGTATTCCTGCGGACTTGCCCTTGTCGGTAGCATTAAAAAAGTCTTCACCATTTTTTAAGATCTGCGGTCCGTATCCTGCATCGTAACCAACTTCGGGTGTACAAATCGTAACATACGCCCCACCGCCGAACTGTTCAGGATTGGAAAATGAAATTCCGTACACTCCTGCACTTACTCGATGGGTTCCCAAAATACCGTAACCATCGTTCACCGTGGGAGCCTTGTCCGTGTCGTACTGCATATTGATCCACGCATCACAGGTGGGAACAGTAGTAGTAGAAGAAGTAAATTGTGCTGCTGAACGAGAAGAAGTCATATTACCACCACCCTTATCTGAATAAGAGAATTAGACTCAAATGTTACGGCACGAACTTGGTTCCCATTCCCAGTAGCCAAGCCAACATTTCGCTTGGGAGTACCCAATCGTATCCAAAATGAAGTGGTTAGTTTTGGAAATTGGGTTGAGTTTAGTGCGTGAGTATATACTGGAATACTCGTACCAGCATTGTGTAGAAATTCAGCCTGTATAAAAATTTTATATTTGGTGTCCCGCATGGGAGTAATAAAAGAAAACTTTAGTGCCTTACCCAAGACATCACTAGCACCTGGAGAGATATGGTTAGACGGATCCAAACGAAGGTTGTATCCGTCTACGAAATTTGCACTATCCCACCTGTTGGTGGGTACGGCACCACTGAATACAGGAAGATGCGACACACCCGTATGACACCACGCCTTCACGGTGCTGTTTTGTGCAAAGAATGGAAGTTGCGGTGAGTTTGCCATTACAATTGCCTCAGAATCTGTGCTAGTTTGCCGTCCATCGGGATGTCCGAGACTACGATGCCGTCAAAAATCATCCGCTCATCTATGTATTCCAAATACAGGAGAACGGTCTTCAGTGCAGGGTAGATGTCCGCTTCCAATTTGTGAAACAGCATACGAGACGCTGCCGCACGACCAAACACATTCCCAAGCACCATGATGTGGTTCAGGAGAAGAATGGTTCGCAAAGTGCCGCAGCGGTTATACCGCTTCAGCAACCGCTTTACATATTTGATTTTTGAAATATCTTCCAAGAATTCATCCATCCCCATGCAATCAGGATTCGTGTAGTTTCCCATTGCATAGAGAGAGAAGTTGTCTTTGGTCAATATATTAATGTCCATGATAAAAGTATTCGCTTACCAGCGCATACCGTACTTGTTTAGTCTGTCTTTAATTGCATGACTTTTAGCACTTTGTTCTGCTCCACCTGGTAGTGTAGTCCGCTTCTTCATAGTCTTCTTTGGGGTCTTTGCGGCTTCATCCACAACCTTCTTGATGCGCTTGGTTCCCTTGCCGCTTTGATCAGCAATGTTTGATCCAAGAGCAGGATCCATGATTGGAAGACCTGTGGTGAATTCTGTGGTTACATCTTCCTTTACAGACTTCTTGGAGCGAAGCATCTTGAAGTCTTGCGAGTCAAGCCGCTTGTTCTTGTTCGCATCAAGTTTCTTCTGACCGCCAACAAGTTCTTCCTTTACAGACTTCTTGGATCGAAGCATCTTGAAGTCTTGCGAGTCGAGACGCTTGTTCTTGTTTGCATCCAATTTCTTCTGACCGCCAACAAGTTCTTCCTTGACACCCATAGCCGTCTTGATGCCCTTCACAGCATTGGCTTGCTTTTTGCCCGTGAGCGAATTGTAGTTCTTGTCGGAACCGTACTTCATGGACGACAGTTGTGATCCACGCTTGGCAACATACGCGTCCTTGGTCGCCTTGCTCAACTCGTCAATCTGCTCTGCGCCTTCCTTCACTTCCACGCCTTCTTCAGCCATCACAGGCTCTTCCTTTGGTGAAACAAAAGCGGTTACACGGTACATGGAGTCATCGCCCAATTCAACTTTAACGGTAAGCGTGAACTCTTGGAATCCGTCTTGGCTACCTGCACGACCATCAAAGCGAATTCCGCCAGTCAGTGCATCGTATCCATCAACACGACCAAAGCGTGTCAGTGGAAGAGTAAACACACCAACCACAGAACTGTTTTCTCCTGGTGCAGCAGGTGGAACCTGTGCGTATCCTGACCACACCCGTGGTGTCCACGGGAAGTCAAGCAACAGCACATTGAGTCGTGCACGAATCTTCACCAGTGCATCGGTGGTATTCAAGTACGAGTACTTTGAAAGAGCATTAAGCATGGCATTGGCGTTGGCAATGAACTGTGCATTGAACTTGAATGCTCCAACATCAGTATCAAGCGAACGATTAGGATAGCCTGTAAGGGTTTCCTTGTACTCGCTCTCGTTGAGTGTGTTACGGAACGCTTTGAATTGTTTGGTTTCTTTCATGTGCTTTGCCTTTGAAATTTCGATGGCAGCCAGTTGCTTCTGTGCCTTCTCTTTGGATGGGTGGGTTCCTAGAATCTTGGAACCTGTAGAATCAGTGACTACGAATTTGCTTCCGCTTTTCTTTATCATGGTTTAGTCTGTTGTTGTGGTTGAACGGTAGTCTGCATCACCTGAGCGGCGGCGTTGACTCGTCTTGGTGTCTTTGGTGCGCCGATCCTTTGCCCATTCCATCTTTTTGCCTTTTCCCATACGAGCCATTGGATTTGTTGATCCACGAGCAGGTGGAATAGGCTTGCGAAGTTCTTCGGCGTGTTTGGCGTAGTCTGCCTTTAGACCCTGAAGTTTTGCAGTAACCCCACTCGCTTCATTCACTTTCTTCTTGACGATAGGTCTTTCTATTTTTCTCGCGTGTTTCAAATCGGCTTTTAATTCTCGATCCTTGAGTTGATTTGAAGTACTATTTTTTGGGTTGTATTTCAAATCTGGATGTTCTTCAGCGGTTCTTTTGTCTGATGGTTTACCCATCATTTTAATTAAGTCAACTCTTCTCATTCTTGCGTGTGCGATCTTAGAATCCCTAAGTCCTTTACTTGAATAATCATCTTCATCAGTAACACGATTGGCATCACTTGTTGCTTTACTCTTAATTTTGTCCAACGCGGCTCTTCTTGCAGGAGTAATTCTATAGATTTCAGTAACCTCACTGGCTTCTTTCACTGGCTTTGGCTTTGGCATCTTTTCGGATTCCATTTCATCGCGCAGTTTACGAGCCTTCTCTCGCGCAGTAGCATTTTCCTTTGGACTCTTGCGGTTCATGGTGGTCATGTATTCGTTGAGTTCATTCTGAAGCGCAAAGAATGTTTTTCCTTCGCTCACACTTTTCCAATCGCCGCCTTGTTCGTTGTACCACTTAACAGCCCAACCGTTGGCGTAGGCAGAAGGGTACACATCAAACTTTGCACGAGCCTTGGATTTTGCTTGTGACCACAGTTCAGGATTTGTTGGCTTGTTCTTTTCCATTAGTTCTTGTGCGGCTTCAACCAAACCAAACTCGTCCATGCTTTCGGTGTTTGGTGTCTCGAATGATTCCTCAACAGTTTCTCCACCAAGAGTCTTGCGGAAAGCGTTGAACAGAACAGGTGATCCTGTAATCTTCTTTACCATTGAGTCCATCATGTCAATCATGAGGTCGCGATACACTTTGGATGCACCCATCTTGATGGCTGTCTCAGGAGACTGCAAAGCGCGGCGAGCCACGATTACATCCTTTTTCTTTACAAGACCACTACGAAGCAGGGTCTTCGTGCGTTCGCCTTCAACACTTTCGGTGGTGATGTTTGATTCCTTGGACAGACTAGTGCGGAGAGCGGTGTACAGGTTGCGGTTATTCAGTACACGATCCACCACATCCACAAGAATTTCCTGCATAAGCATACGGTATGCGGGATTCTTCATTGCCTTGTCGGGGTCTTGGAACAGAACCGCTGCACGGCGAATGTTGTTCTTGGAAACAAGACCAAGCCGCAGCAAGGTGTTGAGTTTCGATGTGATTCCGCTATCGTGTCCGATTCCGTCCATTGTAGAGTCTCCCTTTTCCTTATTTAGACGATTTCAAGTGGCTAGTCATGCGGGGGGCGTTTCCTTTTCCGCTTTGCTGTGTTTCTGGTTCAACTCGTCTTTTTTGAATTACAGCGCGTTTTCTCTCTTTGGGAGTCATCTCTCCCACCGTCTCAGGGGTCTTGCTGCTTACTTTGTTTAGGGGACGGCATTTAGGGTATTTACCCTTGGAGGTGTCAGAGCGACCACATGGGGGGTACTCCCCTGTCTTGGGGTCTTTCTTGCCGCCAATGTCCACCCACTTCTCCTTGAACCACTGCGAAAGGTC